GCAGCGGGTTGACACTGGTTTGCGCCTTCGCCTCACATCCAACAACGGCATCACCGCATTCTTAGGACTGAGCAAAGCAAATAAGAATTCTCAAATCGTTTTGAAGTTACAGCAGGATAGCGTGGCAAACGTGCTTCGCACTGCGGAGGGTGTGCGTGTGATCGACATCTAACCCCATTCGTTCGTGGACCAGACAGTGCCCCCGTTGATCGGGGGCGTTATATTATTTTCGAAGGAACCCCCAGTCTACAAAGTGTTACCCAAGGCATATCAATATTCCAGTCTATATCTAAAAAATTCCCAGGTACTATATAATTCGAAATAGGTTGATCATTAGTATGAAAAAAATTTCGGATAATATTTTCGGCAGCATAGAGATCGATCCAATAACTGATGAATATAAGTTAACGATCCCTGAGACAGTTATTAATGAAATGGGATGGTATGAAGATAGTGTGATAGAATGGTCTATAGATGATAAAGATGTTATTATTAGAGATGGGCAATGAGTAAAAGTTATCATGTTTATTTGAAAGAAGAAGTATTATTCAAAGATTTAAGTGAAGCGGAGTTTGAGGTTATATGGAGAAGGTTGTTTCATTCATATTATAAGAGTGAGTTAACATACGAAGAAGTTACGGATATCCCTAATAAGCATTACGAAGAATCGTCTTATTGACTTTATAGATAATCTGATGTATTATAGATTGGTAATTACAAATTATTATGGCTAAAGGATTTACTGTTAAAGCCAAAACTCCTAAGAAGAGCGACACACCTGAATGGGATTACGACAAAGCAAAAGAACTCGTTAGAGGTAAAACTGTTGTTTTCTGTCTACCTGGTAGAGGTGTATCATACACATTTCTAAAGAGTTTTGTACAATTGTGTTTTGACTTAGTACAGAACGGATCAAGTATACAGATATCTCAGGATTATAGTTCTATGGTAAACTTCGCAAGATGTAAGTGTCTTGGTGCGAATGTTCTCCGTGGTCCTAATCAATTAACTTGGGATGGTAAGTTACCTTATGATTATCAACTATGGATTGATAGTGATATTGTATTCAATACCGAGAAATTCTATCAAATTGTACTGATGGATCAAGATATTGCTGCTGGTTGGTATTCTACCGAAGACGGTAAAACCACCTCGGTTGCTCACTGGTTAGAAGAAGAAGACTTCCGTAGTAGCGGTGGTGTTATGAATCACGAAACTGTTGAAAGTATTTCAAAGCGTAGGAAGCCTTTCACTGTTGATTATAGTGGTTTTGGTTGGTTACTAATCAAAAAGGGCGTTTTTGAACATGAAGGAATGCCTTACCCTTGGTTCGCACCTAAAATGCAGGTATTCGAATCAGGAGAAGTACAGGATATGTGCGGCGAAGACGTGTCATTCTGCCTTGATGCGAAGGAAGCAGGTTTTGAAATCTGGTGCGACCCTCGTGTAAGAGTAGGACATGAGAAGATGAGGGTTATCTAATGTATCAGAAGTATGCAATTCTACTGAATGGATATCCTATCTTCTCAGATTTATCGGAATTTGAATACTTTGAGCGTATGGAAGACCTTTCTATAGAGTTCTATCAGACTGGGACACCTCATCCTGATGAACTCTCTACTGAAATAACACAAGTAAATGATTAATTATGGCTAAATCTAAGACTGGATCATGGAGTACTACTGATTTTATTCAGAGTCCCCCGAAAAAAACTCGTCAAGGAGCAGGAAAACACACAAAATATGCCGCAACGTCCCGTAACTCGGCTCGTAAAGTATATAAAGGGCAAGGAAGATAAATAAATTATTAATATGATGTAACAAATGCCTAAGCAAGAGTCATTAAAATTTACCGTTAGACAAGACGGCACCGTACTTGAAGAAGTTATTGGTGTCGTCGGACCTAATTGTGAGAAATTAACCGAAACTATTGAAAAAAGATTAGGAAACCTTTCCTATAGAGAAGTGAAACCAGAATATTACCAGACCTCCGAAGTGAAAAACACCCAAAATGTCACATTTTAGTACGATTAAAACCCAAATTAAGGAAAAACCCCTACTAATTGAGGCACTTCAGTTACTTCAATATGATGTTAAGGAAGATCAGACCCTTCATGTTGGAGGTACACATGGAGTTGATCACCCTACATTCGATACTGAAGTATCAATTACATCAGATATTGGGTTCCGTTGGAATAAAAATACGGAATCTTATGAATTGGTAACAGATTTAGAGACTTGGAATCAAAATATTAGTGTTGATAGATTTATTGATAAAGTTACACAGCAATATGCTAGGGTAACTATACATGATACGATGAAAAATATGGGATTTGAAGTCGCTGAAGAGTGGGAAATGGACGATAATTCTATAGAAATCACCGTTAATCGGTGGGTTTGAGATAATTATTAAAATTTAATATAAATAAACGTAAGAAAACCCGTGTTCTTATGGCAGTTCAAAGGATATCTAGATCTTTTAAGGATATAAGTCTGTCTTTTGATGCTCATCCAGTAACAAAAGACCTGACTGTAATTAAAAATGCTAACGCAATTAAGCGTTCTATCAGAAATATAGTGCAAACTATACCTGGTGAACGTTATTTTAACCCAATTATAGGGTCAGATGTTCGTTCGAGTCTTTTTGAATTCGTTGATTTTGGTACTGCATCCGTAATTCAGAAAGAAATTACAACTGCAATAGAGAATTTCGAACCAAGAGTAGATAATGTGCAGGTTGATGCAATTGCTAGACCTGATGATAATGAATTTGAAGTTAATGTATACTTCGATATCATAGGACAAGAGTTTCCAACACAAGAATTCACATTTATGCTTGAAGCAACACGATAATAATGCCGTTTACTAAGTTTTCAAATCTAGATTTTGATCAAATTAAGACCTCAATCAAAGATTATATCCGTGCTAATTCTGATTTTACGGATTTTGATTATGAAGGATCTAATTTTTCAGTCTTAATTGATACTTTAGCATACAACACTTACATTACTTCGTTTAATGCGAACATGGTTGTAAACGAATCTTTCTTAGATTCTGCAGTCTTACGTGAGAATGTTGTATCATTGGCAAGGAATATTGGTTATGTTCCACGTTCTAGGACTGCTGCAAGGGCGCAGATTGCCTTTCCAGTCGCTATTGATACAAATACCTATTCTACCACTTCATTAACCCTACAGGCGGGTTTAGTGTGTGTAGCAAGCTCTTCAGAAGAATCGTTTATATTTTCAGTATCAGAGGACATTACCGCAACAGTTAATAATGGAGTAGCAAACTTTGGAACAGTAACTGATCCACTTACTGTATATCAAGGTACATATGTTACTCAATCATTTACAGTTGATGGATCATTAGATCAAAGATTCCTACTAGAGAATGCATTTATTGATACTTCTACTATAGTTGTATATGTGAAAGGATTATCTGATCCTGGTGATGGAAAACAATATTCTTTAGTTGATAATATTGTTGGTGTTAATAAAGATTCAGAAACATATTTGATTCAAGAAGTACAAGATCAAAAATATGAATTATTATTTGGAGATGGAATATTTGGTAAAAAGATAGAGAATGGTGCAATAATAACCGTAGGTTATATTATAAGTGATGGTAAAGATGGAAATGGACCATCTAGTTTCACTTATACAGGAACAGTTCGTGATGCTCTTGATAATATTATTCCACCTCAATCATTACCTACTATCACAACAACGTCATCTGCTGCTAATGGTGGTGAAATAGAGTCTATTGACTCAGTTAAGTATTTTGCTCCTAGACTGTATTCAGCGCAGCACAGGGCGGTTACAGGTAGGGATTACGAAGCAATAATACAGAAAGTATATCCAAATACAGAAAGTGTCTCTGTTGTAGGTGGTGAAGAATTAGATCCTCCACAATTTGGCACAGTTTTAATTACAATTAAACCAAAGAATGGTGAATATGTTTCTGATTTTGATAAGCAATTAATTTTAGCTGATTTAAAAAATTATTCTCTTGCAGGAATTAATCAGAAAATATTAGATCTTAAATTATTATATGTTGAATTAGATTCTTTTGTTTATTATGATACCGCAAAAGTTTCTAGTGTTGATAGATTAAAAACTAGAATTGTTGATGGATTAACAACTTATTCTAAATCTACCGATATTAATAAATTTGGTGGTAGATTTAAGTACAGTAAAGCATTGAATATTATTGATAAAATAGATAATGCTATTACATCTAATATTACACGAGTTATAATCAGAAGAAACTTAAAAGCAATTTTAAATTCTTATGCTCAATATGAATTATGTTTTGGTAATAAATTTAATATTAATTCTGAAGGAAGAAATATTAAGAGTACAGGATTTAATATCACAGGTGAAACTGAAACTGTCTATATAACCGATATACCTAATAAAGATGCTAATGGGGATTTAGACGGATCTGGAAAAGGTGTTTTATCAATTGTTAAACAGAATTTAATTAACGACGATACTACTGTTGTTATTAAATCTGCTGGAACTGTTGATTATGATAAAGGTGAAATTATGTTAACTACAACTAATATTACCTCAACATTAGCAAAAAATAATATTGTTGAAATTCAAGCATTCCCAGATTCTAATGATGTTGTTGGACTTAAGGATTTATACCTTGATTTTAGTGTTTCAGATACTACAATAAATATGGTTAAAGATACCATTACATCAGGTGAACAGATATCAGGTGTTGGATTTAAAGCAACTTCTAGTTACTCAAACGGAGATTTAACAAGAACATGATAGGCACTGGAATTGATGCTAGAGTACAAGTACAGCAGATAATAGAAAATCAGCTACCAGAATTTCTTTTAACAGAAAATCCTAAGGCTGTTGATTTCTTAAAGCAATATTATATTTCTCAGGAACACAGAGGTGGTCCAACTGACCTTGTAGATAATTTAGATCAGTATATAAAATTAGATAATTTAACACCAGAAGTTATTGTTGGAATAACAACTCTTTCTGTTGGCATTGGAACTACAGTAAGTGTTAGTGATATTAATGTTAGCAGTACTAAGGGATTTCCTAATAAAGATGGTTTATTTAAAATTAATGATGAGATATTTACATATAGTGGATTAACAACTAATACATTTACTGGTGTTACTCGTGGATTTAGTGGAATTACTACTTATAAATCACCTAATGATCCGTCGGAATTAGTTTTTACAACTTCAACTCCTACAACACATGCGGTTGATTCGACTGTTATAAATTTAAGCGCACATTTTTTAAAAGAATTCTATAATAAAATAAAATTTACTTTTACACCTGGATTAGAAGATAGTGATTTTGTTCCCAATTTAGATGTTAGTAATTATATAAAAGAGTCAACTTCGCTTTATAGATCCAAAGGTACTGAAGAATCATTTAAAATATTATTCTCTGCATTATATGGTGTTGATCCTAAAATCATTGATCTTGAAAATTACTTATTAAAACCATCAGCAGCTGAATATGTTAGAAGAGAGCTTATTGTTGCAGAAAAAATTCTTGGAGATCCTAATAAATTAGTTGGTCAAACTATTAAAAGTTCATTAGATCCAGAAACACAAGGATCTGTATCTGAAGTTGAGATCTTTAGTAGATCTTTTGGTAGAACTGGAATTAGTACATATTACAAAGTAAATTTATTTGTTGGGTATGGTAATGAAGTAAGACAACCCAATTTTACAGTTCCTGGTAAAACTAAAGTTATAGGAAATGTATCTGTTGGTTCTTCTGTTATTACAGTAGATTCTACTATTGGTTTTGGTGCTACAGGAACAGTAATATGTGGTATTAATACTTCAGTACAATATACAGATAAAACAGTTAATCAATTCTTAGGATGTACTGGTATTACTTCATCAATTAAATCTACAGATAAATTAAGATCTGATACAATTGTTTATGGTTATGAAAATGGTGATTTAAGTAAAAGAGTTGAAATGAGAATTACTGGTGTAATTGATAGTTTTGTACCTATTTCAAATATTAATGCTTCTTCTGTTGGTGAAAAAATAAGCGTAAGGAATTTAGGTGAAAGTATTCCTAATCCATCATTATCAAATAACCCTTCAAAAAAAGAAATATTCGCTAATTCTTGGATTTATAATACATCATCTACATATGAAATTGATTCTGTTTCTGGATCAACTTATATCCTTAAGTCAGATACTGATAAATCAAGTTTAAGGAAAGATGACACTGTAGAAATTATTAATCGAGCAGATTATACCATTAGTGCTACAGGTATTGTTAAAGAAATTACTAATAATAATCCTAAAGAAGTAAGAATTGATAATTTAACATATGTTGGTATTCGTACTGAAGGATTCGTATCGACCAAAGAGCATGATTTAAGAAGAGTTTTAAAAAAGGTAAGTAGTTCTGGGGCAGGAATTAAATATGGAAATAATGTTTTAACATCTGATACTCAGAATGTTTATAATAATATTGATAAAGATTTTTAT